ACGGTTCTGCCCAGTGTCCACCCCATTCTGCTTGAGGAGCTTTGCCAGCTCTCCAACCAGTATGGATGTATTGGAGGCAGCCACGGAGTCCGCAACCAGCACCTTTGGCCGGTTGGCCTCTCTCTCCGCCTCCAAAACTTTTCGCTTCTCCCGCTCCTCCTTTAGAGCAGAAAACGCCTGGATTGCGAGGTCAGGATTTTCGATCAGCTGGTCAACCGCGTATAGGCCATGTCTGCGGATGCTTGGCAGCACCTCCGCCGTGACCCACCGGCGGAACTTCTTCGCCCCCGGTAGTTTACTGGACAGCACCAGGGCATATAGGCCAGACTCATTGATGATAGTCATATTTCTGGACTGGCTGCCGTCGTGAATCCCGACGGCAGCTTTATCTTCGTCATCAACGTGTCGATCGAGCGCATCCCGTGGGTTGCTGTACCCCAGCGCCTGGGCCACGTCCTTGCCCACCAGCCAGGGCTCTCCGCCTACTTCAACCGTCCGGATCGCCCCAAATTCAGGGTTTTCAAAGAGCTTCATTTCGTTCATGTGAGAGGTCTCCTTTCGATTTGATTGGAGAGGCGGCGGGGGAATATCCCGCCATGCGTTTCCTCTCATTGGTGTCACCCCCGTCTCCTGCAACTGCGGGGCGGCAAATATTTTATGCTAATATTAGCATTTTCTTGTTGACAATATGCCAATATTAGCGTATAATAGAATCATCAAGAGGGGGCCAACCCCAGGAGGTCATTACGATGAAGGTTACCGATGAAATGATCCGCAGAGTAAAGGAACTCGCTGACGAACTGTTTTACGACTATGAAGTCGTTGGTATCCGTGTCCAGGAAGTCCCTTTTTCCCTCGGTGAAATGGATCATTGCTCCCACATTTGGGATGATGGAGAGGACACCGGCGAAGAACTCCCCGGAGTATCCGTTATCCGTTCTGACGAAGCTGAACTTGCGAAAGATTATTTCGGCGATTATGTTGCCGTAGTAGCCGGGAACTCTTACACTTATGGCGAAGATCCTGGCGAGATCGTAATTGCGGACGCTGTTGTTGTGGAGGTGCTCGCATGAGGCGTAAGTATGGTGACTGCCAGCGGGCAGACGGCGACTGCACCGCCTGTTCCCTGGTCAACTATGGGCGCGACTGCCATAACAACCCCATCACCAATCTGGAGTGGTACCGCCGGGCGGCGGGCCTCAGCCAAAAGGAGCTGTCGGAGGCATCCGGCGTCAATATCCGCCAAATCCAGCGAGTCGAGCTTGGAGAGTCCGAGGCCGGAAACCTCACCGCCAAGAATCTGCTAGCAATCGCTGACGCGCTTGGCGTGGAGTTGAGGAGACTTCTCTGATGGCTGTTGTTGTAAAGCCCCGTACCTGCCGCCAGTGCGGCGCTGTCTTTGATGGCGGCCCCCGCGCATGGTATTGCCCGGCCTGCCGCCTGGTGCGGAGTAGAGAAGCAGACGCGAGGCGGAGAAAAAAGGGGCGAAAGGCTGACCGCCCTCTCGGTAGTATCGATAAATGCACCGTCTGCGGGAAAGAGTATGTGGTAAACTCTGGCCGGCAAAAGTATTGTCCCGACTGCGCCTATGAGGCCGTCCGCAAGGTGGATCGTCCAGCCTCACGGGCTTGGAACCAGGCCAACAAGGGAACTTACTATCCAGCCAGGAATGAAAAGCGCCGAAAAGAACGCGCGGAGAATCCAGAGCTGGTTCGGGCAAAAGAACGAGCTGCCTATGCCAAACGAAAATCTAAAACATAACCATCCTTCCGCCCCTTCGGGGGCGGCTTTATTTTTGAGCGGGTGAGGATTTGCACCTCACATGAGTGGATTGCTGTCTAACGCCCGTCGCGCATTACTGCGGCCTGCAAACCCGAGGGACGATACCCATACCGCGAGCAGGATAATAGGTGCCACTCTACCCGTCACCATAGCGTCTACCTTATTCCGCCACCGCTCAATGTTTTCAGACCGACCAACATCTTTTCACCAGCCACCGCCAGCCCTTCACCCTGAATGGGGTGGTTTTCAGCCGTGCGGCATATTGCACACAGAGGGGGTGGCGGCAGATGCACCGACGCCACCCCATCCGTGTGAAGGAGGAAGGGGAATGAAAGAGAATGGGAGCGCAGGGGTATACGCTCCCACACTCCCATTTTAAAGTAAGATTCTTTCTTTGCTGTCCAAAAAAGGACAATTTAAAAAATTTTACCTGAAATTTGTTCGCCCTGTTAAGTAGTCCAAACTTACCTCATAGTAGTCGGCCAATGCAATCAAGGCTGTCATATTAGGACGCGCCTCCCCACGCTCATACTTTCTTACCGCACCACTCGGTAGCCCGCATAACTCCGAAACCGTCACCATGCTTTTGACTGGTCTTTTCTCTTCTCTTAACCGTCGCAGCCTCTCCGGGAACTCGTTCAAGGGCTATCCCTCCTTCGGCGGGTCTGGGAGGGACATCCAGTGGGTGACACCGCCCGGCTCTCTTTCTCCGTGTGGTGTAATGACACGCCACTTCTTTCCCATGTCACTATGCCAGCCCATCATGGTCTGCCAGCGTTCATGCCAAAACGCCACCACAAGGACATCCGCTTGACTTTCCGGCAGCCTGTCCTTGACGCTGATCCACTCACTCACACTGTCCGCCCTCCCCGTCGTGGATGGAGCCCTCCGCAATATCCCTTGCCTTTACTGCGTCTGCAAGAGTACGATAAGCACCGATATATTTTTGCTTTCCATTTATGTAAGCATAGGCTTCAAATTTCCCATGTTTCGAGAAGCAAATATTCCGTTCTCCTGTTTTATTTGTTGCCCTCAACCTTCGCTTATTAGGGGCGCAGTTTTCTTTATGCGTAACAAACTGGCAGTTATTGGGCGTATAATTCCCGTCCACGTCAATTCTGTCTATCTCTAACCCTGCTTTATAACCATGCGCAATCGCCCAGTCGCAAAAAGATTTTGGATCGCTTCTCCATGTATCATCCATAGTAATCCCACGCGCCCCATACCATCTGTAACTTTTGGCGTTTGGGTTTTCACATCTTGTTACAATCTGCCCCCACAGGCGATATACATCTGTTCCTTTATACCCATGTGTCCGCATATAGCACCTCTCCATTATCCAGCCGCTTGGCTTTGAAAAGGATTTCTCTGGTCATTGGGCACCTCCGATGATCTCGTCCAATGTGGCCCGCCTTATGCTCCTCAGCGTAGGAAACGTTTCATCAAGGTTATCAAGACTGCCCTTATAGTTGTCTTCGTCATCATACATGTAAAATGTCTGTCCCACTATATCAACGTATGCCAATGTTTTAACAACTGGATATAGCACTTTGATAGCCTTCGCCCTCTCCACCTCCTGCTGCGTCCAGCGGGGCTTGCGGATAATGCGGTCGGGGTGGTTTATGGCATAGCAGAGTGTCTCTATACACGTGTTATAGATTTTCCCTTCTTCATCAATTCTGCAATAAGTGGATTTTCGAACCGGCGTTTCGATTGTAAAAACTTCATCCACCTCAACCCCCAGAACCTCACAAATTCTCGGTTTGTCCACTTTCTTTTCTTCCTGCTCCTGCTTTGACTTGCGGATGATGCGGTCTGGGTGGTTGATAATTACAGCCAAATCATCCTCATTGTAGCAAGGGTTCCAGAGATCTCCCGTCTTATAATATCGCTTCCCGTCTGCTCCAATCTTGAAGGCGCCTCTATTTACCTGATTTGCGCCGAAATCGTATGTAAATTCTTCGCCTACCTCAACACCCAGCACCTGCGCAATTCTTGGTTTATTCACTTGTTGTCCTCCTCCTTGATTTTCAGGTACTTTTCGATGGCTTCGTCTAGGTTGGCCTCCTTGTCACGTTCGATGCAAAACCGAATATATTCCTCGATAAATTTCATGTCATTTTCGGCGCCCTTTATTTTCCCCTTCCAGCCACAGGAGGGGCAATAGAAGGTATCTCCACGCCCTCCGTTCCCGCAGTTTCCGCCGCAGTTGGGGCACTCAGCATCCATAAATATCAGGTTACTCATGCTCGGCCTCCTTCTCCTTTTCCTGCTCCCTCCGCAGTGCGGCTCTATATTTTTTAGGGCATTTGGTTGTATCTATCTTTTCAAACAACGCTCTTTCGACGTTCCATCCGTCATAAAGCCGTCGTCTTAATGCCTCTGGCGGTATGCCAATAAAATCCGCCCAAATATGTAGTGGCTTTTCAACATCTCCAACTTTAATGATGGTTGTGGTAGATTGATTATTGTTTTGTACTTTCTTTGTTGTCCAGCGACAATTCTCTCGAGAATATGGGCCATCGTTATCTATCCTATCGATTGTTAAGCCTCCCTGATATCCGTTTTTGAGCGCCCAATTTCTAAATGCTACAAAATCACTCCACTCTTCACAAACGGAAATGCCACGCCCTCCATAATGGTCATATCTTTTATCAGTTTTTCTATTGCACCTTGCCCGCATTGAACACCAAACTTCATATAATTTGGTGCCCGTTCCTCCATGCTTATACCGTCCATTTTCTTTTTTGCTTGGCATAAACTACCTTCTTTCTGAAAGTGCGGCCTCGGCAGCGTCGCGGGTCAAATAAACTTTGATCTCTTTTATCCTGTCGTGCCGTTTCTGGCAGATATCGCAATAAAAGCTATCCACGATGTACGCTTTTATTTTTCCGTCTTTGTCCGTCTGGGCCAGTTCGCGGAGGCGGTCAGGCGTTATGCCAAGGGCTTGCCCAGCCAACTTCAAAATAGTATCCTCACTAAATGCTCGTTTGAAGTCCTCCGGCTCCAAGCCAGCCTCCTCATAGGCTGCGAGGCGGTCAACGTGCGGCCCGTAATCTTCTCTTCCTTCGGCATCGATAGCTACAAACCATTTTCCACCACCATGCCCATTGTCACACCAGTATGTCAGTCTCTCCATGCTCACCCCTCCTCCGGGCCGCGCCACTTAAAGCAATCGTTCACATAAAATCCGGGGCATTCTGCGGTTTGTCCATTTTCCCCTACTGGTGGCAAATCATACTCACAAAGTCCGCAAAGGTCTATTCCTGTTGTCTCCAGCCGATATTGATTCACCACAAATGTCAGATCACTGACCGCCGCATCCCTCTCCCGCTTCACCTGCTCCAGCTCGGCCCGCAGCTCCTTGTTTTCGGCTTGGAGCGTGGAGAGGGTGCTCCGTACTTTCTCCACCACGGTTCTCATGTTCTGCATTGTGTGGTCGTCCCAGCTGGTTATCCAGCGCAGGAACCGCTTCTCTCTCTCCGTCAACTCTACACCCCGTAAAATGTCCTCAAATTCCGCTGGGATTTTCATTATTTTTTCCCCTTTCCGGCGGCCCATCCCAGGCCGTCCAGTATTGGCCGTACAGTTCCAGGCTAAACGGCTTGATGTGCTTGCAGTATAGATACCCGTCTCTGACTCCTTCTGCAATCTCCAGGCCGCCCCATTGGAGCTGGGCTATCCCTGCTCCCTCAATGTAGATTGCGGTCTCCTGGGTGATGGATTCCAGCTCTGCGCGGGTGTATTGGTGTCTCATGGCGATACCTCCGGCGGGCGGCGGTATAATAAATATCTTTCCCCATAGTCATCCGCACAGAAGGTTTCAAATCCATCAAAATCACAGCACGTCCACCAATCTTCCGAAACACTGTGGACCAGCATGAAACGGGGCTTGTGTAATCCCCATGCAAGATTGTGTACCCATAGCGCATTTACACCGTCCATCTCCCGCAGTTCCTCCAGCGTCAGCGGCTCGTTCGGCTGGGCAGCTTCCGCCAGATTTTCCATTTCCGCAAATTTCTTTGAGTAGTCTGGTTTTTCCAGCGTATACCCAGCAGCAAAAATTTCCAGTAGTTGCTCCGCTGTAAAACCTGTTACGATCTGGAGCTTTGTGTACAGCTCGTCAAGCTCTCTCACTCGATTCACCCACTCGTTCGGCGGGGTGAGGGTGGGCATATGCTCAACGCAGTACATTACCCGTCCCATCAATGCCTTTTGTGCATCGGATTTTGCCAGTTTATTTGCAATATTTGCAATCTCCAGTTCGAGCAACTCTCCATCAATCGCCCTTGCCATCGTTCAGCGCCTCCTTAACCATGCGTGGGCTTCCCTTTGTGGGGATTTCTTGCGTTGGCAATAAAAGCATCCATAATAAGCGTGAGACGATTATGTTTGACTTCGCCATTTCCATCGATATAAAAGTTTTTCATGCTCCACCGCTGGAGTTCTCGGCCAAATGGATAGTCTACAACTACGTCTTGCCCAATTAGGGCTATAAATTCATTTTTTGTCATTGTTTAGCGCCTCCAGTCTCTTTCTCAGTTCCTCCCACGCCTCTGGGGTGAGAGGGCGACCACATTGAGAACAGTATTGGTGTCCCCACCGCTCCCATGCGATTGCTGTATCAGCTGCTTTGCAACGGTCACACCCCGGCCACAGCCGCTCCACCTGCTCCCGGCTGACTGGGCGGAGGGCGGAAAGGGCGAGGTTAAGAGCTGCAATTCGTCTTTCTGCATTTTTAACTCCATCAGCCATTTGGTGTGACACCCAAAACGTGCTTGGGTTATCTCTCATAACCTCATTCTGTCGCTTGCTTTCCGCCAAAATGTCAATCGCTTCTTCCCGCGTCACGGCTGGGCCTCCTTTTCCAGCATCTCCAACTCCTCCGCGTTCGGCTTCTCAAGTGGCAAAAAATATGTAGTGCCTCTTGGCGCTAAATCCCATACACACCACGCCATATCCATCATAGCCTGCCCCTTCCCCGTGAAGTCCGGTCTCCAAGTCAGCGGAAGTACCCTTGTAGGCGTGATTTCGCGGAACAGCTTATATCTCTTCGCTGCATTCCAAAACTGAACCTTCAGCAGCAGTGCGAACGGTTTCTTATGCTTTGCACACTGCCTGATAAACTGCTCCGCCAGTCGAAACGGAGGGTTCGTAATGATCCAGTCACAGCCCATCAAAGGAATGGTCAAAAAGTCATCTCCAGCTTGGATGTCTGTCCCTGTTACTTCATACCCCATTGCCTCCATAACATCAACCATGTGACCTTCTCCACAAGCGGGTTCCCAGATATGTGCTTGTGCGGGCAAACTAAGGAACTTCAATAGTGCGACCGTTGCCTCTGGGGGCGTTGGGTAAAAATCCGATGCTTTGCGTCCAGTGGAAGAGTTCCCCCCGTTAATTCGGCTTGGTTGTAAATTATCCATGACTTAACTCTTTCATCTCCTTCGCGCTCAGAATCGGCGCGCGGGTGTTCCAGGCGAGCATAACCTCATACTCAGTGTCATATCGCCCTCCATAGTCAACATCCCATCCGAACATCATTTCACATTCGTTGCAAGAAACGCTATAAACATGGTTCCTTGATGGGCGCAATAATCTTGGGCCATATGCTACAACTTCCGCTTCTCCCCCGCAGAACGGGCACGGAACCAGCACCCCCGCATCCGTCAGCCGCTTGGCTGCCTCTTTATTGCCAAGCAGGGCTAATTTGATATCATCCACCACAGATACCTCCCCATTGTTCGGCCATCGCCTTTGCCAATCCAGGAAACGTCTTGGCTCTGTTTTTCTGACGGTCTTTCCCGCCTCGCATAAACCACGTACCGGCCTCATGGCAGCCGCACTCCGGGTCTACGATGTCTGTCGGTTCCAATGGCGGCAGACCCTTCAGCCACAGACGGGTCTTTTTCTGTACTGGATGCCCGAACATCCAGGGCTGCACCTCCTGGCTGTGCGGCGGCATTTCATAAATTCTGCTTGATACTGGATTTTCAACACAGATTTTCGGGCAGTCCGCGTCCAGAAATTTCAGAAAAAACTCCTTTGCCTCCAAACCTTTCTGGTATCGCTCCTGATTGAGGATGCCGCCGCGAAACAGGTGCTTAGCACCAGCGTTTGACAAGTATGTACAGGGTGGAAACGCCAGAATCATATCCCACTGTATTTTCAGCAACTCCAGCGCGTCACATCTCAGATGCCACTCCGGATGCCCCCCGCTGCACGGCTCAATGTCGCAGCTGTACGCCTCATGCCCCAGCGCCCGGAACGCTTTGCAGACTTCCTGCGACTCCTCACAGGCCACCAACACCCTCATAGCTTAGCCGCCTCGTGATCACCCAGCAGGGCGCGCGTCTTATCGTCCACCGTTTGGCACCTCCTTGGCTGCTTTCCAGCGCTCTTTTCTGCTGCACGTCCCGCCGGCCGCATCACAAATGCTCTTGGACGAGCATCGTTCACATGGCCCAGCCTTAAAAAAATCTTTCATGTACATCGCGGTGGTTGATATGGAGTATCCGGTTGCCTGGGCTATCGTCTCCGGCCCATACCCGTCCAGCGCCATGCGCTCCAGCAAATCGCGGGACGGTTTTGGCTTTTTCGCTCTGGTATGTAGGAGGCAGCCAACTCTTTTGGGGTTACAGTCCGGCAGCGGGCACTGTCCACAGATTGCCGCCTCCTCCGCGTCCCGCTCCGTAATATTGCGTTCCACGATCGGCTCCATCGCGTCCAGGCTGCGCCAGGGTGCCACCGCTCCGCTGATGCCGTAGGGGGTCTCTGGTGATCACAGCTCCGTCACCTCCACCCGAATACATCCCCCGTCCCAAAGCCTATGTATGACCTGCCTGTACCAGCGGTGATCGTCGTCGGGCAGCAGGTATCCCTTGAGCGCGTCCACCACGGCTTTGGCGATTGCTGCGTGGTTGTCAATGTCCAGCCCGTCGTCCCATGCAAAGGTGATGGAGACCGGCCCACGTACCATCCCGCGCCTCACACGGGCCTGTTTCAGCGCGACCAGGGTCAGCGCATGGAGCTCGTCGGCGTCCTTCTTCCGCTGCGCCCAGTGCTTGCCGGAGTAGTAGGCGTTCAGCCCAAACCGGCGGCAGAAGGCCGACTTGCCCTTCTTCGTGGGCGGGTATGGTATGTTAAACGTGATTTTCTCCATCGTTCCGCTCCAACACTAGGGCAAACAGCGCATAGGCCACCTCGAAATGCCCCTTCGCCAATTCTACTCCGCCTCCGTCCAACGCAAAAATACCGATTTTCATATGACGCATGGCCTCTTCCGCCGCTATGCCTATCGCCTTATCCATGTCCATCTCTGGCTGCCTCCCAACTATATCTCTTTGTCGGGTTTCCTCCCGCGTCGTAGTATCTCCGTGATTTGGTGTCGAACATCAACGGGATTACCTCGCGGCTGCCGGTCTCTCTGGCCTTGATAATCCTGATCCTGGAGTCAACTTCGTCAGATTCTTTTGCCCGCTCAACAGAAAAAACATTGTCAGCGAGGTTGGTAATCTCCGCCGCCCCCGCAACGTCGTCTGCTGTCAGTCCCCGCTCCTCTCCAGCCTTCCTGGGATGGGCCACCAGATGCACATGTACATCGTGGCGTTTTGCGAAGGCGCTGAGTCTCTGCGTAAAAGCTTTCTGGGCCCCATAATGACCAAGCTCCACTTCTCCCTTCAGACTTGCGGTCATGATGTTGTCCACCAAGTACACCGAACACCCGTATCGGCGGTAGGCATACTCAAACAGGCGCAGTATGTTGTCCTCGTCATGGGCATTTGACTGTCGCAAATCGGTCAGGAGAAAGCTCCCTTCCAGCCATTGGTCAATCGCCCGAACAGCTTCTTTTGACGGCGCGTACTCCATCCGCCCCGTTCTGGGGTCTGGCTGCTCTACAAGATTCCTCGGCCCTGCGATCTGCGGCAGCACAAACCGTTTGAACTGCCTCGCCGGGAGCTCCCCGGAATAGGCACATACAGTTCGGTTCTGGTTGATTGATTCCACGAGCATCTGCCCGAGAAGCGTCGATTTCCCTTCGCCGCGCCTGCCTGTCCATACTGACAATTCGCCTCCCCGGAATCCGCCGGTGCAGTAGTCCAGCGGCACCAGCCCGGACATCATGCGGTTTTGCGAAATGGGCGCGTCCATCTCCACTTGCGACAGGTCAATCAGCCCCGGCCTCGGCACATCCAAAGCGCCAAACAAAAGGCTTTCTACCGCCTTTGGGCCAGCATTGTCCAGCAGTTCGACCACTGATTCATTCCCGCGAAACGCCGCCTTATCCGCCACAAGGATAGTGACCGGCACCCACTTCTGGAGCTGGCCTACAATCTCTTCCCGGTCTGCATCGTTTGGTGTTGCGACGAACACATAGCAGAACTGGGTGATAAACTCCGTGCAGGCAGCTAAGTCCTCCCAAGCCGCGTATCTGTTCTTGCACACGGCGTTAATACCAACCGCCGCCGCGTCCTCCGGCGTAGCGCACCACCAAAGTCCTGTCGGCAGGGATGGGTCAATCATTTCTGCCCGGAATGTCAGCAGCAGTGAAATATCGCTCTGGCTGGTCATGGTTCCCCCCCTTCCTGCGCTTCTCCCACGTCCGCACAGCAGCTTTCCAGTCTTTCATTTTGGCCTTCCCCAGCATCCACCCTCTGGCCGCGTAGTAGTCCACAAACTCCTGCGGGTCTATGCCGTTTTTGCGTGCAAGGCAGTATTCTCTCACCTCGTCCACCGTGGGAGGAACAAACACTTTTCTTTTTGACTCCGTAGGAGTCTTTTCTTTTGTCTTAGTCTTAGTCTTATATATGGGTAAAGTTTCTTGTAAAGGATTCTGTAAAGGAAACTGTAAAGGTTTATGTAACGTTTCCTGTAAAGAATCAATACCAGAATTTGATTGTTCCGATAGGGAATAGCGGCTCGGGGCCCCTTTTTTCCCTTGCTGGTATCGGATAAATCCAGCCTTTACAAGCTCGTCCCTCGCTCTGTAAGCGGATGGCTTTGACAATCCATTTGTCATTACCTGCAACCGAATGGTGTCTACTGGAACCCACTCAGGCCACCCAGCCCGGTTAAATACGTTCAGCAGCCTGAAGTACAAGACCTGCGCCGGAAGCGTCAAGTGGTTGTTTTCGATCCAACGGTTGAACTCATTAAGGTAATCAATGTAAGTCAACCCATCACCGCCCTAGAACGGGAGCTCTCCGTCGTCGTCCACCTCCGAGAACTCCTGCCCATTCTGTTCTGGAAATTCAGACTCTGGTGCGTTCCCCTCCGACTTCCGGCTGTCGCCAAAGTACACACTATCAGCCACAACCTCCAGGCTCGACCGCTTGTTCCCGTCCTTGTCTGTCCAGATGTTGGTTTGCAATCTGCCGTCTACCACAGCCATGCGGCCCTTGGAGAAATATTTGCTTACAAACTCCGCCGTGGAGCGCCATGCGGTCACATTAACCCAATCGGTGGTTTTTTCGCCAGTGGCCTTGTCTTTAAAATCCCGGTCAACCGCGATGGAGAAACTGACCACCGAGACACCGGACTGCGTGTGACGCAGTTCGATGTCCTTTCCAATGCGGCCCTGGATCACAACCCTATTTAGCATTTTGGCCCTTCTTTCTTGTATATCAATTTTGATTCATCCCATCCTGGGTATAAAGTGCGGAGGTAGTCCTGCATCTGCTTATGAAGCGGACCATCCGCCCCCTCGTTGTCAAATGCCGCATGGCACCGCTGGCAGCCTGTCCAAATGTTCTCTGGAATCCCAAGACCGCCCTGACTCCGCCGTATGTAATGACAGTGTGGCCCCGCATTGATGGAGCCGCAGAGTACGCACCGCCCAAAATCCCTCTCCCATACGGCCTTTTTGGTTGCCGCGGATATGGCGGTGGCCTTAGTCTCTCGATGCACGCCCCCACTCCCTTTCCAACTGCGCGTCCAGGATGCGAATTTGCAGTTTGTAGCCCTGTATGGCCTCCCGTGCGGATTCGTACACTGTCTGCGCAATATCTCTTTCCAAGCGTAGTCGGGCGATCTCCGCGTCACCACGGCAAATATCAGAGATAATAGTTACAGGCGTGCCCTCCGCCCTGGCCTCCAGAACAGCTTTTCGGAGGGCTACCCTGTAATCGCGTTCCGCCTGCGCATATGCTCTGCCGCGGGCTCCGAGCTGCCCGATTGCCTTATCCAGGAGTGCGGACTTTGCGCCGATCTCGTTTATCAGCTCATAGCCCATACAAACGCCCGCTTTCCTGTCCGGTTGTTCAGGATAGATAAACCGGAAATCCTACGGTTGTCACCATAAGCAATTTTCTCAACCGAGAAGGTGTCGAAGGTACGAAACTTCCCATTGGATTCCAGGATGTTCATTTTCTCAGAGGGTACCCAAATAAACGGGGCGGTATAAAGCTCTCTGCCAATGCCCCATCGGAACCCAGCACGTTTGAATGCGTCGCTTGCCTCCCCCTTTTTCTCGTTGCCCTCGCCGTCCTCCCTGGACTCTATTCCACAATCCCACTTCCACGTCCAGGCGTCTCCCTCACGGATGGCAATCCCACAATACAGGTTCCCTTTGATTTCCCGGTAATCGTTCGTCCAGTTTTCAGAGCCAACCGTCTCATCCAGGATATCCATATCCGTCCTGGCCGTCTTATAAAGCAGGAGAACCGCCCCATTCTTTTTGACCTGCTTGACCTTCACTTCAATGTCGGAAGCCTCCAGCAGACGGAACTTGTCCATCACTTCACCCCCACACTGCGGCCTTGCTCAATCGAGGCATATGGAACGGGCACGCCCTCCTTAATGAGCTTGCCAATGCCAGTCTTGCTGACCTCTGGTTCCTTGTACTTGACGCACTCCGCATCATAGCCGTTCTGCTCCAGCCAGCGGATCAGGGCCTCCGGATTGGACACCTGAATGGACGAGGTTTTGCGGAAAGTGACGGAGCACCTGGCCGTCTGGAACTTCTCGCCGTCTAATGCAAGGGACAGATAGGATTTCAGCCGTTCCGCCTTGTTCTCCAGGGCCTTTCTGCGCTCATTGAGCGTGTCTGCCTCCTCCTTGATTGCCTTGGCGTCGGCCATCAAATCCTTGTACCAAAGGGCCATATTCTCAATCTTAGCGTCCCGATCCATCTGGAGCGCAGCAAACGCCTCATAGTCCATTAGTTCCCCTGTCTCCGGGTCTACCAGACCTTGAATCGCCTGGTCAATTTCATACAGTGTCATTTTGTTCCTCCTTACATTTCTGGCACATTTCTTCGTTTTGGTAAAGTTCTGCTCCGCAATTTGGGCAATTCCCTGCGGTTGGATCCTGTTGCATATCCCGGTATGGTGAAAACGGAAGCCACCACTCCATATCAGGCAATCGCCGGAAGCACCGCCCGCGGGCAGCCATCCTAGCCCATATAAAGAAATCCGGTTCGGCCATCTGACAGACGGATATGTACTGTCCCGTCCAGGGCGTTAATCTCGTCGATTGGATAGCCGATATTCTCCATTGCCCAGCGCAGCAGGGCGGAAATATTTGTGGTATTCAGCATTGACTTTCCCTCCTTCGTGCCCTAAAATAAGGGCAGATGTTCTTTCTCTTGCCGCCCTCCGGTCTCGCACACCGGGGAGCGGCGCTTTTTATTCGTAAATAACGGCCTCCGCCCGTGTAATAAAGTGATGAATGCCAGTAGAGCACTCGTTCCATCGGTTATCGTCGAAATCAGTCACCTCAACGGTTTCGCCTATGGCATAAACAAAGTTCGGATCATAATTGCTCTTTACCTGGCCGCCAGCAGGATTTCCGTTGATATCTGTGATACTCAATACCTTGGCCTTACTGGCGCGGCATTTTCGGCTAGTAGCGGAGGCCCGGCGTGCATCTGCGGGGATTTCCAACTCCACAACAAGGCCACTTGCCTTTTTATAGCCGATATAAGAGCCGGATTCCGGACATTGCAACGGATAGAACACCGTATAAATATTCCACATCATTTGATCTATAGATGCCCCGCACAGGTCGGCATTGCGCAGGTTGGCACCGAACAGGTCGGCACCGCGCAGGTCGGCACCGCGCAGGTTGGCACCGAACAGGTCGGCATTGCTCAGGTCGGCATCGCGCAGGTCGGCACCGAACAGGTCGGCACCGCGCAGGTTGGCACCGAACAGGTCGGCATTGCTCAGGTCGGCATTGCGCAGGTCGGCACGGCTGCCGCCCTCTCCATTCAGCCAAAGGAGATGCTCGTCCAAAATCTTTTTTAAGTCCATTTTGCTCCCTCCTCAATGTGGGATTTCTATGACCGCCCACACATCGTCGATGCTCTCCGCGCCCTCCAGTCCGGTGATCTGGATGGTGAGCGGTCCGGTTGGCGTGGGGGCCGGGGTGGTGGTTGCCACCTGTGTCTCAATGGCCTGGCTCTCCGGTTCCTGGCCCCAGATGATTTCAACTAGTGCAATCAGCGCCAGCAGCAGAAAGAGATATGCAATGGTCACGATCAGTTGTTTCTTCATAGGCTGACCGCCACCAGAATAGCCAGCACCAGCGCCGCTCCGGCAACCACCGCCAGTTGTACCCGCTGGGCCATCGCCTGCGCCTGCTGTACCCGGCGGCGGTAGGCCCGGTAGCTGTATGCTTTTGCGCGCCTGTCGCGCTCGGTTTGTGCTCCCATAATTTTCACTCTCTTTCATTAGTTGAAAAGCTCTGTCTTGAAATCGCTCATTTCGCTTTGAATGGTGCTCGCCACCGCAGTCCGTATCATGTGTACGATGGTTTCGTAGTCAAAGCACGGTACGCCCTCTCGCTTGTACTTAACCAGCCCGCCGGGGCTGATCTTGTATGTAAGCGCCTTGTCCTTGACCGCAATCCCGAAGGTTGCCCGGCCCTCTCTGAGCGCCAGCCTTACCGTCTGTTCCGGCCAGTCTAAATACCGGGCCGCAACGTCCACTGGAACATTGTCATACGCTAGTATCTCAGCGTCCGTTGGGATCGGCGGCCGCGCTCTGGTTCTTGGCCTCATCGTTTTCGCCTCCCTTCTCCCCGTGGAGCCGCTCATGCTCGTCCCAGGTCATCCCATAGTAAGCCCGGCATAGGTCGTCCATGACGCGGCGTGCATTGGTGAAGCGGTTCTCAATCTCCCGCTTCGTGCTGCTCTCGTTGAGCTGTCCATCTTTGGTCATAAAAAATCCTCCAATCTTGCCAGAGGCCGGAGGATGTGATATACTGTCTCCGATACCTCGTAGCTGGGTTACGTGGTGTCATGCCCTGGTCGGTGGTGGTGCACTGGCCGGGGCGCTTTTTGTTGTGCTCCATTAAATTTATGAAACAAGGAAATGCATTGCTATCCAAAAAATCGTTATTGCGGAAAGCACAGAAACCGTTGTCGCATTTATTTCCTCATCAAAGAGCCAGTAAATAAATATGTACCCAATTTCAAAACCAGCAAAAGCTAAAGCTATCCATTGGAACATCCACGGCCCCCACTTTCGTAATTGAGGTATTTGTTTCCAAAGATATCTATCGCATAGTTCTTAGCAATTTCATCTTGATTCTGCTGGCCTTGTAGTGTAAGTACGAGGTCAGCAATTTCTTTAGAATCAGCCTCAATGATGATCTTCACCCCACTTACCTCCTTCCCCGCCCCGTCAGGGGCGGGCTTCTTTTTCTCCATTGGTGCTATCTTTCTTCTTGCGTTTCCGCGCGGGCCTGTCCCGCCGCCCCTCAGCATATCCAGCGATATAGAGGAGCGCTTCTTTGGGGAGAAGGGCCAGGTTGTCGGCAAGACTCTGGGCATCGGCCAGGTTTTCCAAATTCACATGCATAGTTTCACCTCCTGACAAGCTTTCAACCTGGTACAATAATATATCAACCAAGTTTAAATGTCAAGCATTTATTTCAACCCAGTTGAATTTTTCTCTTGCATTTTGATTATCTCCATGATATACTTCGTTGTACAGAGTAGGAGGTGTAAATAGTGAAAACCATAGCTGAGCGAATTATGGAAGTGGTTGAAGAAAAGGGCGGAAACAAAAGTGATTTTGCCCGTAAAATTAACGTTACTCCAGCATACATTTCCAAATTAGGAAAAGATCCAAACTGCATTCCTAGCGATCGCACCATTGCCGACATCTGCCGTGAATTTAACATCTCCGAGCTCTGGCTGCGTACCGGAGAAGGAGATCCCCATATCCAGAGGGACGAGGACGAGGAATTCCTCGAAGTCATGGAGCAGATCCACATGTCTGATGATGATCTGATTAAGCGGATTATTAAGGCATATTGGTTTATGGAAGACGACGAAAAAGCCGCCATCAGAAAACTGATAGACGGCTTTACAAAAAAATAAGGCCCCGGTTTCCCGGAGCCTTTTTTATCACTTATTATGTAGTTTTTCGAGGACGAGGGCGCGCGTAAGGAGCGATTTCAAATAAGTTTCATTTTTGTTCCGCTCCATGACAAGTTCAATCTCTTTTTTAAGCATATCAACAGTTTCTCCATTCGGCGTCATTTCGCGCCCTCCTCCCAGTTTGTGCCACTCCCAATCAGAACTATGTAATTTTTCTAATTTTGGCACATTTTGTAGCCTCTGTTTGCACTATACGCCCTGTTTACCTTATATTCTGTCAGGTTTTGTCGATGCTGGAAAATTTGTTTCTGTTGACTATTATTATAGAACATTAGTTCCATTTTTCAAGATGGGAATATCACCAAAAAAGAAGTGTAAATTTTCTGTGCGCGTTTGATCGCCTTCCGATATAATGCACGGATTATCGGACTTTTGCATGAGCGTAAAAGAACCGCCAGAGTGCGGTAAAATAGAGAGGAGAATGGGAAATGGGATGGAAAAGAATGGCCGCTTGGGGATTGGCGCTAATAATCCCGCTGTCCGCTTGTACTGCTGAGTCAACAGTAGATGTGAGCAAAAGCCCTCCCCCGGAACAGACCATTGTAGCCACACCCGAAAGTGACCCAATAAAAGACAATATCACTGCTACATTCTCGTCCTTCTGTGATACCTCATTTATAGAGATCTCCCTATTTGGAGATATGACCACAGTGAGTATCTATGACCCTGACATAGCCGCGCTTATACAAGAAGCGAAGGAAGCGGGGTCTGCGCCAGCTAACTGGGAGGATATTAAATCAACTCTTGTCGAGCTATCTAAGAATGCTCCATTACTCCAAGATACTACACGATGCGCCATTTACCTCAAGCAGTCAGAAGCTGGAGAAATATATCTTACTGTCACTGGCGATAAAGTTATGTTTGATGTTTTTGGGGAAGCAGTTACCTATAATGACGAGAAAATTAGCTTAGATGAGTTTAACCAGATTAAAAATGGGATGACATACGACGAAGTAGTTTCGATTATTGGATCGAAAGGAGAACTGCTATCCGAATCAGATCTTGGCATTGGGTCAGAATATGTAACTACAATGTGGATGTGGGAAGGTAAAGGGTCTATTGGGGCTAACGCAAATGTGATGTTCCAAGATGGCAAAGTAGTCAATAAAGCGCAGTTTGGCTTAGAGTGAACAATAAGGAGATTTTACGTATGTTGGACAAAAAAGATTTGCAGGCAATCCAATCCATTATCGCGGACGCTGAACAGCGCATCACCAAAAACACCGTAATGATGATGGAAACCAAATTTGAAAAGCGGTTTAATTTGCTCGCAGAGGGCCAGAGCGCCATCCTGGAGAAACTGGAGCACCTGGACGACATGGAGGTCATGGACACTCGGATCACTGCCCTTGAGGCTATGGGGAAGAAGCTGAACCGTGAAATGGAGAAACTGAAAAAGGCGCAATAAAAATGCCGCCCCCGGTGCTACCAACACCAGGGACGGCTCACATAGGGGTGATAAGGTTTGGGTGCCATATCACCCCTTTATTTTACCAGAATAGGGGGAAAAGTCAATGAGAAGAGCGAACGGAACTGGAAGTATTGTAAATCTTGGCCCGAACCGCAGAAACCGATACGCCGTCAGGGTGTCGTATTTGGAGCGGCCCGGACTGTGGAAGCAAAAGTATCTATCCTACCACAGAACTGCCAAAGAAGCACAGGAGGCCCTTGACAAATATTTGGCATCTAATATCCCGGCAAAGTCACTCGCCGTTACCTGGGGAGACGTATACAATCAGTGGTCTGCCAAAAAGTATGCAAAGGCAGGAGCTGCCTCTATCGCCAGCTATAAGGCTTCTTGGGCGCGCCTCTGTGTGCTAGAAAAAAAGGATATGTGCAAGGTTACGATTGACGACCTACAATCTATTATTGACCAAGACGAGGCAAACGGATTATCGAAATCTAGTATTAGCAATGACAAAATGCTTATGAAAGCACTTTTTAAGCACGCAACAGAGCGCGATATCGTGTATAAAGACTATTCCGCTTTTGTGGAACTTCCAGGAGTTGAAGCAAAGCACGAAAAGGGTGCTTTTGATGATATCACAATGCGTAAATTGGAGAACCTGGCGTCCTCTGGATTCCCTTGGGCTGATACCGTACTAATGCTATGTTATACTGGATTCCGGGTGTCCGAGTTTTTGGGGCTTACCAGATTCTCGTATCATTCGGAGGCGAATTATTTGCAAGGAGGTCTAAAAACCCAGGCCGGGAAAAATCGCATTGTCCCGGTGCATCCTAAAATCATGCCATATCTGACCAAGTGGCTGTCCAGGGGCGGTAAAACTATTATCTGTGATGATGACGGGAATGCAATCCCCGCATACAAATACCGCCCGCTATTCTCTAAAGTTATGGAAGAATTAGGACTTCCTTCCGCAACCCCTCATTGGTGCAGACATACCGCCGCGTCTCGGATGAGGATGGCCGGGGTGGACGAAGTCGCTATAAAGCGTATCTTAGGGCATTCCGATGGAGATGTTACCGAGCACTATACGCACGTAGATGTTTCGTTTTTGGCTAAAGAGATCCAGAAGGTTTCCTAAGTATTTGTAACTTTCTTTTTAAATATGTGCAAATAGAACAACGAACAAAAAGTTCAAAAAAGTTGTTTTTGTTGTGGATTTTTATTGTTGTTCTAGTATTTTTAGTTCTAAAATTAGATTGACTTTTAATCTGTTTATAATAGAAAGGGAGCGTGAAAAATATGATTATATATCGGCCCCATAGAGGCGGACTGAAAGAGGCTATGTCAGAAGCAAAAGAATTTAATAATGTAGAGGATATGAAAGAGTATATAGTCAAGCAGCATACTGACGATGTTATGGGAGAGGCATTTTCCAAAAATGATATTGTATTGGAAGAAGATGGGATAGAGGATAAAAGAACTGGGTGGAAAGACACAAGACATATTTGTGTGAAACGATATTACAACGAAAATTTTCCAATCCCTCAGTGTATCGGATGGTTTGCAACAAAATATTAAAAAAGGAGCCGGGTTAATCCCCGGCTCCCTTTTTCGTATAGAGTTGTTTTGCTACAGCCTCAACCCTCTGGAATATGTATTTCTCGTGGTCGCTAACTGTGCTTCGATCCCAGCCCAGCTCCGCCGCAACATCAATCTGTCCCCACTTATCAATGATGCGCCGCTTGGCGATCAATTCATCGTCGCGGTGTAGGGCAGCCTCGTGGATGGCGTTCTCCAACTGAGAGCGCAAGAGTTTATCCAATGGTTCCGGTAACTTCGCTCTTGCGCTCATTCAGTCACGTCCCTTCCGGCGGCTCCGTGGGCAGTTGTATCAGGGCCTCCACCAGTTTTGCCGCCATTCCGTTCCCGCCTAACGCCTTGTAGGCGTTGTACATGTCCAGCACGGTTTCCATGCCGTAGATCGGGATATAACGTTGTTCGGAGTAGTGGTTGTACTCGGCAATGATTTCGCGCCTGAGGAGGGCCTGCACGCCCTGCATGAGCGCGTCGCTCTTTTGGTTATCTGCCTTGACACGTTTCCGTTCCCGCGCGGCGACCGCCTCAATGATTGCCACCAGGACGACCGCCGCGCCGGAAATCAGTGGGCCTACCCACTCCATGGGCATCAGCCCTCCTTAGTCAACTGCTTATAGACCTGATTGATACCAGTGGCCGCAAGACCGGAGACGATGCCAACAGCGGCGGCTGTTAGGTAATCGCTGGCCGGGAACTCGGGCATAATAAACATGCCGAGGATGCCAAGCACCGCGCCAAACACACCGCAGATAATGGGAATCCACTTATTGTCCAGGCCGGTGGCTTTGACGACCTGCCCGACGAGGAAGCAGATCACAGTGATAACCGCTACTCCGGTGATACCCAAAGAAGAAATGTCCATGATATGTACCTCCATCAAATCAGATTCAACCGATCCAGCACGACGGCCAGCTCCTGCCGGGTCATATTATCGCGGGGCCGGGTGCCGTCCAGAACTCCCTTGTCTTTGGCCTTCTGCCACGCCTCAGAGGCCCATTTGTCCGGGGTGTACTCCGCGTTGTCCTCCCCCTGTTCGGCTTGCCACACCACGCCCAGGAACTCACAGATGCCCTTTGCGGTGGCTTCGGCCAGCTTGTCCCGGTACTTGCTATCCTTGAGATACTCCGTGTCCGTCTTGTTGGTGTGGAAGCCGTACTCAATGAGTGCGGCGGGGGCGTCCGTCTTGGCGAGCACGGTATACATCTCATGCTTGATAGGTTCACTTCTCAGGGAGACCCCGGCGGCGTGGAACGCGTTGACCAGCTTGGAGGCCAGAACATTGCGCTGCGCCGTCATAGGCCCTGCGCTGGTGTAGATCTCCAGCCCGGACGCGCTCGACCATCCGCCCTCCCCGGCGGCGTTGGTGTGGATGCTCACAAAGCAATCCGGCTTTGCCTTATTGCTGATGTTGGCCCTCTCCGTCAGGCTGGGGTAGTTGTCCGCCGTCTTGGTGAGCACCACGCCCACCCCCTGGGCCTCCAGCAACGGCTTGATACGCTGTGCAATATCCCAGGTAAACTCCCACTCCTTGTATGTACCGTCCGGGGATCCGTTGACGTTGCCCGGCCCGTGTCCGGGGTCAAGGCATACAGTATGCTTGCTCATAGGCTTGTCCTCCTCTTCCGGCGGCTTCTGGCCGCCCTGTTTGAGCCAGACACAAATCCAGTTGTGCACCTTGCGGCTGGCGGTAATGCGCTCTCCGCCAAAGTCACACTGGCTGGAGCCGCCCCCGTCCAGCATGACGGCGGAGGACCAGCTCAGCCCGGCCAGCTCGTCCCGCAGAGTCTCTGGCGTGGCTGTATCCCTGGTACCGTTGCCGGAGCAGTAAAGGGCCAGACTGCCACCGCGCAGGCCGATGACGCTGCGCCCCCGCTTGCCCCCCTGGGCCGAGCCATAGGAGGGCTTATCCACCGGCTTGCCGGAGGCAATGAGGGCAGTAACCGCGATAAAGTTGGCCGCTCCCTCGTACTCGGAGGTCATGCGGATGTCCGGGCCCTTGTCCCAGGCGTAGCCCATTGTCCTCCATGGTGTGCCGGAGCGCATTACCCCACCCACCTTGAGCAGCGGGCAGGCCGAGCCATCTGGGTTCCACATGCCGCCATTCAACACATAGTGGGCACCAGTCTCTGACTTGACCTGGGAAAGTGTCTTGCGGCAGTTGGTGATCCGCAGCTCCATACGCTCCACGGACGAGAGCGGGATGTATGTAATGAGCTTACTCATTTGATTCACATCCTTTTATCCAGCGATCCCGCTGTTGATTACTGTTCCGGGGCCAGTAGTCCGGCCAGCTCCTGGTACTCCTCCGGGGTGAGCCGGTCGGCGGCGAGATAGACATCCATCTTGTCCTGGAGCCCGTCGGTTCGGTTCTTCTGGATGAGCAGCTTGCAAAGGTTGTATACGGTTGTCATGGCGTCTCCTTTCTCATGTGGCAGCGGTGAGTTCCAGCATGCACAGCCGCGCCTCGTGCTCGGACAGCATGTCCAGAGTGATGTCCTCCGCCCTGGGCCCAGGCTCTGGTATCGCCGCCCGGTCGGCCTCAATTTCTTCCTTGGTGCGCTCTACTGCCTTGCCATCCTCCAGCTTGTACCGGGGGATGCCGTCCTCGGTGTAAATGGGCCGCGAGAAGTAGTTCCCTTGGGCGTGGTGGTATTTGTCTCCGTAACCTCGGTCAATCTCCGTGCCCCAATCCCCGCTCACAAAGGCGGAGGAATTGACGGCGGTGATGCGGTTATGTCTATCGGTTTGGACATAAACAATATAGTTTAGGTCAGGTGTCATTTCGGCCATAATGTACTCCCTTATAGTTCCGCGGAATTATAATATAGGGTTTGTGCGTTGATTTGGAGTTGACCTTGCGTCGGGTCAATGCGCATTGTCGGGCGGCAATCCACTGCTTTAGCTGGTCGTTTATCGGCCGCACTGTAAAGTTGAAAATACCTCTGGCATTTCGCTAGCTCCTCGGCATAATCCGGCGTCTCGAAGAGCTGCCAGTTGCCTCCCTCGTCCTTGTAGGCGAGGGTTTGTGAGGAGCCAAGTTCGAGTTTTGCAGCGATTGGAATTATACTTGCATTACTTTTCAGGGAAAAAGCAAAGAGGTCAATATCACTTTGCCAGTTGCGAGTATAGTCTAACGAGGCATTAGAGGAGATGGGAACCGTTATAAATTCTGAATCCCCATTATTGCTGAGTATAGATGTTGTTGATACAAAACTGCCATCACTAAACAACGCAGAAATTGTGACAGGCAGATTTGGTATATTAGGAAGTCTGGCGCTCTCAATACTCTCTCCGAAATCGAAATCACCCGAAAGATTTATGCCATTAGGAGTAAGCGTTGCCGATCCAGATACATACCTATAAATTCTCCATCTGTCTATCAGATTATTTGACGCATTAACAGATGTGATGGCTTTCTGGTTAATGGGAAACTGCCCGACGCCCTGCTGGGAGCCGCCGCCCACGAAGTACCAGTTGTCCAGCAGGTTCCGGCGGGTGCTGGAGCCCAACAAGGCATCGATCTCCTCACCGCTGTATTTGCTGGTATACGAGCCTTCCCCCTGCATCTCCGATACGATTCGTTCCAGTTCCGATACTCGCTCTTCTATTGTCATTGTATCACCTCAGACTGCAAAGATTTGGCGGCCACGCCCGAAAAAGAGTTGCCCGCCGCGGGCCCGAAATCGTCCGGACTCTGATGTTTTAGGCTGTTGGTAGTATACCAGGATACCGCCTGGCCCTCCGTTTGACCCACGAGAGCCTTTCCCTGCCGAGCCGCCGTCCTTCGTGATCCAGATACCGGCCGGCAATTCTGACGGCCCATAAGCCTCCGCAGACGCAAACAGTCCTCCGGCACCGCCGCCACCACCACCGCCATGCCCGCCATTTCCTCCGGCTCCTATTTTGTCCGGCGTTTGAGGTGCATCAGGAGACGCTCCTGCTCCACCGACTGCCGTTGGACTGTCGCTGCCGGGGTCTCCGTCTTTCCCATGGGCGGCTCCACCGCCTGCTCCACCACCATAGATGCGTATATTTTCGGATGTGTAATCGTCAAACTTCCATTTATACGGCGGCCCGCCCGGTCCGCCAGTGTTCGGGGGCACATCCTCGCCGTTTTCGCCATAATCCCCTCTGCTACTGGATGCCTTTCCTCCACGGCCACCCGCAGCACCGTTAACACCTTCTGTTCCGGGTTTAGCAAGCACATCTCCAGATACTGGGTCGGTATATCCTGTATCAGATACGGCCCCCTGTGCAGACGACAAAGCCCCGAAAGTCGTTTCGCCACCAGCAGTGCCCACGGCCCCATTCGTCGCTCCTCCAACGCCTGGGGTGCCGCACTCATAGTGGATGACCTGACCAGGGACAACATCAATTGTCGCCCGGTAGACCTTTCCGCCAGCGCCTGGAGAGCCCTTGTCTCCGCCTTGCCCGCCATCTTCTGGCGAATCAGACCAAGATCCTCCGGCGTTTTGATCCTTCGAAGTCACAATAAGCTGAGATGAGCCGCCCGATTCGCCGTCAAAACCAGCCTGACCTCCTGTCCCCGCTTGGATGCAGACGACAGTAAGCGAATACACTTCATCCGGGATAACATAATCGCCGCTCCCTATAAGTATGTCCTCATAGTCGTAATAGGTCTGATCCTCCGGCGCCGGAGGGATGTATCCCACAATTCCCTCCTCAGACGCCTTCAGAATACCGCTCATAGCAAGGTCAGACGAGCCCAAAAAGATTTCTGCTGTGCCACCGTAAGGATGAGCCGTGCGCACGATATCCCCAGGCTGCTCGCCGCTCCACACGACATCCTGCGTAATAGTTTCTCGGTGGGCATAATATTCTGCCAATCTCTCGGCGACTCCTACTGAGTTAACCAGTGATACCAGGTACGCCTCTTTAACGGTGATATCGTCTCCGTTTACTCCTTGGCCGACATCGCGTACTACGTCCCTCATGCTGTGGATATACTTGGTCCCAGTAAGGGTACCAGTTCCGGCAGATACCTTAGCATAATTACAGTTGCTTTCCAGCACAGTAAATCCATTGGCCTTGAGGTCATGTACCGGCTCGTCAAAACGGATAATATCGCCTTGTTCTGCTGCGCCGTCGAACAACTCTACTGTTTCGCTGCCCTCTTTCCAGGAGTGCTCGGTCACAATTACCCTGGACACTGGGGTACCATAGTCCACAGAGCCTCCGGTATAGCAGTTGGCCCCATCCCGTGCCCAGCTCACCCCACTATACAGCGACGTAATGCGCAGCACACCGTTAGATAGGGTGCGCAGATAGGCACCAATAGCAAAGAGCACTTGTGCCAGATTGTCCCGCGCTGTGGCAATAGGGAGCCAGCCATAGAGTTGATAGTCCCGGAAAATTGTCTTAATTTCCACGGTGACGCCGGTTCCTGCCACGATATCGGCCACCACTTCCGCTACCGTCTGTCCTGTATAGAGCCCGCCATAGTGGGTCTTGCCCATGAGCAGGCCAACGGCGGAGACGGCGGAAAAGCGGTATGAACTTGCTCCTACCCGTCCCACAGACTGCATGTAGAAGGTTCCCAGGCGACGGCCCTTGTACTCATACTCCAGCTTGTCGTTGCGCACGTATTGGGTCAGGTTGGTGTCCTCGCTGTCCACCTCAAACTCCAGAGTATTGGCCGCAAGAGAATCCGACAGAGCAGAGGTCTCCAGCAGGCAGTCGCCAGTAGTGAGGCGGTAAGCCGCGTCCAGGTCGTCCGAAAACTCCTTGCCTGCATATGTAATGCGGTTCCTCACATGCTCACCTCATTCCGGGATTCGTTGCGGCTCTATGGCGGTAAATTCTACCGTTAATCCTGTCCAGCGGGTCACCCCGCCCACTTTGTCCTTTTTGGTGTGCCGACCGGAGGTCACCATAGCCTCGAAGGTCATGGTGGTCTGCCCATCTGGTAGTGTAATGGTATGGCTATCCACCGGGTCGGATATGGCCCTGAAAAAGGCGTCGTAGTCGGCCCTGTACCCTGGGTCTGGTTCAACCTCCATAGAATAGTCATAGTAGGTGCCCACCACGTCCCGGATCTCCCGGCCAGACATAGCTCTTCCTGCGTTATCCCCGTCCTCCACGCGGAAAGACTGCTCCAGAGTGCCCAGCCGTACCCTTACTTGGTAGGTCACCCCGTCCATGATGATGGACATGCTTACACCTCCGTCAGCTTCACACCCTGCCGCTTGGACTCATCATCCAGGGAAAGCTTAAACTCTCGCATAAAGCCTCCGCCCTTGTGCAGATACAAGTGGATGTCCGGTGTGCTCCTAGCGCCGCCTCGCTCGGCAAATGCGTCCCCAGCCGCCCGTTTGATTTCCGAGTAGGGTGCCACAATCTCGGTCTCGCGTTTGTTGTCACCCAGCACCGCCAAGAACGGGTCGTTGGGCGGCACTACGCCACCGCTAGCTAAACCAGGTATATCTCCATAAGCAGAAGAACGTCCACCGGAAGCTGCAACTTTCTGGAGATCTTGCGATGCTTGATTTGCCCGTTTTGTTGCGGAGTTAATTGAGAGCATAATCGCAGCAATACCTGTCGCAATGGCCGCTGCTGCAATGCCAAGTGTAAGCGCTGACTGGAATGCACCCACAGCAATAGCCGCAGCAATAGCCGCCGACGCTACTAATCCAAGAATTGAAATAACCTTTTCAGCTCCAGACATGCTATCCCATACTGACGCTATCTTGGCCGCCAATGCGACAAAGACTCCTATAGCGACCACTACAATAGCCAGTTTCCCTCCGAGGCCACCCGTAATCGTGCTTAGTTTGGATAATACACCTGAGACCGTTTCAACTACTCCGGCCACTGGGCTGATCGCCGCCAGCAGCAACGCAATCCCAACAATTACTTTTTGAGTTCCGCTATCCAATCCGTTAAACCAATCCAAGAACTGTGTCGCCAGTTCCGTTAATTGAGTCACAAGTGGCTGCACACTTTCGGCCAGTTCTGCAATGGACGTTTGTAATTTCAGACTGGCTTCTCTATTCTGGACCAAACCCTCGTTGTTTTGACGCCATCCTTCATATGCTCCACGCAGAGGGCCATCTACAAGCACAGACAGAGCCAGCTTCTGTTGATCTAATTCTGTGTTGCAGAGGGCCAGATTTGTAGAGAAGTTTTCCGCGCCATATCCAAGACGGTCCAACAGCTCGCCAAATTGTCCTGTGGCCGAACCTGTGGCAAGTGTTTCTTGCAGGCTGTCCGCCAAACTCTCAATCTTTAGGGTGTCGGGAAATGTTGCCGCAGCATTGGCGAGCCCCTCAACTGCGATTTGCAGATTGCTCTCAGTAAATCCCGCCTGGAGTAAGTTGGATACGGCTTCGATACTGCTATCAGTTTCACCAGATACAGTATTGAAATCCATAAATGCTTGGCGTGCCGCGTCAATACCTACCCCCGCCTGACGAGCGTTGTTGTCTAGGAGCGAGAGGTCAGCGCGGAACTCCTCTGTTGCAGGAACCGTAGCCAATACGGCCGCTCCTATCCCTCCGATCGTTGCCGTTACTGGTGCGAAGGCATCTTTAATCTTTCCAGCCTTTTGAGACACATTTTCAGCCTTCCTGCCGAACTCGTCCATCCCGCTGGCACAATTACCGAAAGCTTTTTGTGTGTCCTTCAATTCTCGTTCTGTTTCCGCTAACTCGCGCTGGAGGGCATCATACTGGCCTCGGTCTATCTTTGCTCCAGCAAACTCTTTATCTAGTTTTTTGACCGCTTGCTGGAGTTCTTGATATCTCTTGCGGGTTTCCTCCAATTTTTGGTTGAAGGCATCATACTGGTCGGTAGAAATCTGCCCAGCCTCTAATTTGGCATTCATGGCGGCGGCATTTGCCTCCATGCCCTTCATTGAGGCTGCTACTGCATCCAGTTCCGCTTTGAGCGGTTCGTATTTTTCTTGGTATGCCTGTCCCCTTTGGAGCGCGGCGTCGGCACTCTGTGCCGCTTGTCGCAATGTCTCCAACTTCTGTGCCGTGCTTTCTGTTGCCTGCGCAAGTAGCTGCTGCTTCTGTGCCAACAGCTCTGTGTTCCCAGGGTCAAGTTTAAGCAGTCGCTCCACATCTTTCAGTGATTTTTGCGTGGCAGAGAGCTGCTTATTAGTGCCAGCCAGAGCCTTGTCCAGTTTTGTAGTATCGCCGCCAATCTCTACGGTGATGCCCTTAATTCGGTTGCGCGCCATGCTGACACCCCCCTAAAACCCGTCAAAATCCGCCTGCGTGGGCAAACGGTCATACTCGCAATCGTCGTTCCCCGCCTCAATCAGCATGTCGGTCACCATGCCGATGGTCAGCAGTTCTAGATCCCGGATCGGTATACCCAATTGTGCCGCTCGCAGCAAGAACAGGGCCGTGGTCATTTCCCGGTCTACTGGGTTCGTTTTTTTTTGCTTTCTCCGATGGATAGGTTATTAAGCTGCCAAAGCTCCAACAGCTGCGGGAATACCTCATAGATGGAGAAGGTGCCAAAGGTGTCCAGCCACTCCTCCACACTGTGCTCTTTCATATCCGGGTCTGCGTGGCGGGCCATTAAATAGGCCACATTCTCGAATACCTCCAGCATCTTCACTGGGATGGGCTGATCCCCACTCTCTGATTTCTCTATGGCAGTCTGTAAATCACGCATGTCTTGCATGATGTCTCGGCCGAACTTGATACGGTAGAGTCGAGGGACGGCCGCCGTGGCTCGAAAAAGGATATCGCGCCCATCAATTTTGATTGTCTTTTCCATTGTTAAACTCCAACAGTAGCCTGCTGCCAGACCTTCTGATACCATGCGTTATACTTCTCGTCCGGCGTATCCGGGGTAGTCTTTGCCTTGATCACGCCACTGGAGAGCGGGGAGGCCGTGATAGTGATAGTCTCCGTGCTGGGTTCCTTGGTGTTGGTGGTGGTGGCACCGGTCAGGCTGGGCCGAGTAGCCGCGCAGTTGTAGAGCACATGACGGACAGCCTTCTGATCGCCAGAAAACTCAAAAAGAAGGGCGAAGGGCTTGGGCTCCGCAGATACGTTCTCCACCAGCACCTTGTCCGTTGTGTCCTCTTTTTCCTGCAAAACATCCTTGCGGAAACTGTCTGGAATCAAGGCAATCTCCAGGTCACCGCTATAGCCGTCGTTTGCCGCAGTGACATAGTAGGCCATATCGTCGGCGTAAAATGTGCTGGTATCGCCCTGGGCGTCCATGGACAGATTGACCGCACCTGGGATACGTACTGGAGTGCCGTATGTGACTTTTCCCTCTTCCTCAGTCAGCATGGCGTAATGCACATTTTTGAGACCAAACTTTACTTTATTAGCTTTATTGGCAGGCATAATCACACCTCGATTTCATAAGTAATCTGATAGATTTTCTCCTCGTCGATGTACTCCTCAGACTTCTCCCAGCACAACCCAGCCAAAACCGCTTCTACTCTGGCTTCGATTACCGGATCTTTTTTGCTGGTATAGAGCTCCACTTGATAGCGACCAGCGGAGAAATACATCCCATTATCCGCATAAAATTGGCTATCGTATGAGAACAGATAGCAGACAAAGGGCGGGGCCTGCCGGGTGCGGAAAGCCTGATAGGCTACCGGCAGCCCCGTTGAAGCTAAGCGCTGGGCTAATTCCTTCTGCGTCATTGCAGCGCCTCCTTCAATTTCTGCATCAATTCGCGTTCCACCGCCTGCTCAGCGGGCCGGATATGTGGAGTGCCATCCACCCGGCCACCTCCTACCTTTGCATGACCATTCTCCAGCAGGTGGGTAAGTTGTCCGTCAGTCGCATTGTAAACTCTGACCCTGATGCCGTCCGCCCCCTCATAGGCCACGGTAGAGCGCCAACCCTTCCTATACTTCCCTGTGCGCTTGGGGCTCCGGCGTTGTATATCCTTTTTGCAGTCCTCTCCAGCGGCCTTGACCACGCGCTTGACCTCATCCGTGACCTCTTCGCCATAGCTGGAGAGCTCCGCCCCGATAGCGTCTGCCAGAGCATCCAGCCGGATTCTAGCCATTGGCTGCACCAGCTTTCTCCTCCAGGTACAGCTCCACTTCGTCGGTATCCCGCTTTCGGTAGGTGCGATAGATGCGGTAGCGCACACCTTGTAGTTCGGCCTCCTGTTCACCGCTGTAATTGACTGCCGGGGTGATAAATACCAGAGCGGGCTTCATGCCCTCCCGGCCACCCTCGAACCATTCCGCACGGGTCACAGACTCCACGCGGCCGAACACCTCCGATCGAGTGCCGTCCCCCTCCACCTGCTCCAGCAAGTCGTTGGTCTGGATGTCCGCCCCAATCAAGACCAGCACATCATCCATCCGTCTCCCTCGCTTTCTGAGAAAACAGGCGGTTGTTAAGCGCCCACCGAAGCATACGCGGCATACCCGTTGTATCTTCCCGGCGTTTACGGTATAGATAAGCCGCATACATCTCCGTCAACATGCAATCTTCTTGATTGCACAGGTCAAGGTTTATCCCCTCGGTTGTAATCAGAGACTGCGCTGACCAGATTAGGTCTCGCAAATATTCATCCATTCGAGGCGTAGAAATTTGTAAGTCTACTTTGAGCATGCTCAAAATTCCTTCATAGGTCACTCTCTACCCCTCCACTCTTTGGGCTCGCTTTTTTACGTCCCCCGTACCCGCGAGCGCGGCCGGGGGGATTCAACCCCCCGCTGCGCCCGTCACGGTAACGGTATATACTCTTACTGCATTGCCCTGCTGCACGGTAACTGCAATCGTATTAGATGCGGATGCTGTCAGGGTAGCAGTGCCGCCATTGCGCAGGTTCTTCCCGTTTACAGCAATAGTTACTTTGGCGTCAGGCTGCACCGCTGTGGCCTCGACCTTTGCGCTGTTCTTGGCCGCGGTGCCGCCGGAATAGGTCAGCTTTGTGGGGTCAAACGACGGTGTCAGCGTCACGCCCTCAATCGCCAAGTCCTGGAGCTGTGCATCGTTGGCGGTATCTGCCGCGAAGGTCATTGCAGTAGTCACCGACTGATTGTTGATATTGATTGCCACAAATGCGCCTGGGATGATGGGCTGGCCGTCCGCTCTCTGCTTGCCCTTATATACCGTGTTGTCCTGGAGGAACTGAACCTCAGTAGACCGCTCAATCGTCATACCTGCGCGCATAGACAGGAGATACAGTTCGCCGTAGCCACCCACAATATCGCCATCAGGCATAAACTCCAGGATGTCGACATTGCCGTTGATAATGGGGAGGGTTCCTGCCAAATTGGCGACAATATCGCCGCTGGCCGTAAAGGTAATAAGCTTAGATCGCAGCTTTGCGTGTGTCTTACTGTTCATCGCCCAGAACTGTTCTCCACGGCTATAAGTTGTATATGTATTGCCGGTTGCCTCCATCAGCGCCGCCCAAAACTCAGCGCCGGTTACGCTATCGCCGCCGATCTTCTTGATATTGCTCTCGTGCAGATCCACCCATTCGGGCGCAGAGGCGGGATAATCACTGGGGCGGGCAGTTTGCGCCAGCCGGGTAACAATGCCGAGCGGCATACGGGACGCCGAGCCCTTGCCATAGAGGATCGCCTTGTCCATTGCCAATCCAATGCTCTCGGAAATCATCTCGACAATCCAGGAAGCGAGATTTACGTCGCTGTCCTCCAAAATCGAGTTGCACACCGCAATGTACCCAGCTACCTTATAGCCGTCTACAGTAATCTGGTTAAACCCGAAAGACAGCTCATTGATAGCTCCACACATTTCCGTCCAAACTGCCTCCGGGATAGTTCCGGCAATAGTTTGGCGCGCCTCTCCAGTTACATTGCGCACCCGTACCCGGTTGAGCAGTTTGGAATACCGGAACATGTTTTCTGCAATTAGCTCCAGGAACACGATAGGGATTGTCAGCTCAGTACCCGTGACAGCTCTGCTCTGGCCCTTAAGGCTACGCATCTGCTCCAGAAACGCCTTGGAATCCTCCTGCGCCAGAATCGCGGTACGCCTCTCTCCAGGCAGAGCATCAAAGGCCCGGCGGTTCATAGGCAGGGCACGAATGTTCATCATTTCCATGTTGGTATCACCTCTCACAGTTTCATTCTTTTTGCTTTTCTCCGGAGATTGAGGTTTGGGGGCCATTCGCTCGATCTCCTCCAGTTCGTTTTCCAGCCGCTCAATATCGGAGCTTAAGGTCTGCTTTTTCTCGTCGTGCTCTGCTTTCTCGCTTTCGTACTTCTCTACTTCGGCCTCCACTACAGCCTCTTGCTCAGCGTTTCCGGGCTCCACCTCGTTAATTGATGCCTCGAGCTCCGCCTCTCGCGTCTGGAACTCAGTATCCTTGGCCTCCAGCTCTGCCAGCTCTGCCTTTTTGGCGTCAATAGACCGCCGGAGCATTAGCACTTTTAACATTGTCTTCTCCTTTCAGCATGTCTTTAACTTTTCAAACATCGCTCTTTTCCACAGTTTTGTCCGTTTCCGCTTGGCTTCCTCTAAATCATGCTTGCGGGCAGATACTGTAGTATCCTGATAGGCCGGGAACGTGCACGGTGAGATTTCGTATAGCGGGGATACCCGCTTAATCGTCCAGTGTACCGTTCCGTCTTCCCTGTACTCGGTTTCCTGATCTGCGATATCAAAACCAAAAGAACACCCGGTAATATCTCCCCGCCGGATTCTTGCGTAAGCGTTCATCGCGTCGCTATCATCCCGGTTAATCCTAATGCGTCCCCACAGCCCTCGGCTATCCTGCTTAATTTCCATAGTCCCTGCGGAGGTGCGGCCCAGCACAAGATCCGTATTGTGGTTATACAGGGCCCGCACATCATCGCTCACACTGTCGTCAAATGCACCAGGAGCGATACTCTCAGTGGCTCCCGGCCAAAGCTCATAAACGGAATTAAATACAGCAAAATACCCCTCAATGTAGAGGTCTCCACCATCTTCTCTGGCCTCCATCTTGTCCATCGGGATATACCTATGTTCCATCTCCTTCACCTCCGTTCTGAACCAGTTTCCCCTGATCGCCCAGCCGGTCGGCTGGCAGATAATTTTCCAGCGCCAAAAGTTCATTCATTTCCGCGTCTGGCGGCAGATTGAGCCAGCCGCGCCATTCATTCCGCCGCAACGCCATCCGGTCAACCATTTCAGCACCTGCGGAAACCAACTCATTGATGCTGTAGGAATATAGACTCCAGGAGTTAAAGCGGAAAAACCATCCAGGCGAATACAGAAGTTTTTTCGTCATTTCCTGCTCGAGCGACCGAGCTAACGGCATGATAGTCGTGTTTACGAAGTTGTTCCATGCATCTCGGTTAAAGTCGCCTACTCCCAGCACAAATGGCGGGATACCCAACACTGCAGCCACAGTGCGCTTGTCCAGCGTAACCATCGCGTCCAACGCAAGGTCGGACAGCGTCAAAGGTTTTACCTGCTCAACCGAAAACTGATCCGCCGGGATTAACCACGGTTCTCCAGCTTCTCCGCTCATGGCGTAGCTTTCCAGCAGTTTTTTCCGCCCGCTCTGGCTGGAGAACTCGTCAGTCAAAGCATCCACCTTGACAATGATTGATGGTTTCCACTTGGATGCCATAAATCCTCTTTGCGTAGTCGAGGCTTGCTTTAGGTTATTAGCTACATCTGCCAGGGACACTCTATATCCGGTTCCGAACCACGGGAAACAGCTATCAGGATTGAGCACAAAATGGAGAACACTATCCGGCGTATACTCCTTCCCGCCTATGTTAACCTTGTAGCCCCACCCGTCCTGGATAAAAGAGGCCATAGACGGCGGTATGGGGTTTAGGTCTTGGATAATCCCATTTTTTGTGTCGGGCCATACAACTGCGTTGCCATTCCCCTCCAAATACAGAGTACGCACAATCCAATGGATAAATTGCTCCCTTGTAGTGTACCTATTAGGTGCTATGTCAATCTTTCTCGACAGTTCATTCCTAATTCGGATATCACCATTTTCTTGGTTTTCCATCAGGTGGATGGTCATAGACCCAATCAACCGGGCAATTGTATCTACTCCAGCTGCAATCTCTGGATTGTGTGACAATGACGTGTACCCCTGACAGGTCAGCGTATCAAACGCTTCACTTGAGCAAAGCCACGCGGCACCACGCTTCTTCGGGGGCTCGTCTCTTGCCTTTTGTCTTCTTTGCTTAATCTTCGCCAAACCAGTCCCTCGCTTTCTTTGCCCTCTCCAGGTTTTCCAGATACCGCACACACGCAAACACAGAAGCATCAAACAAATCTATTCGATGTTCTGGTTGTACTTTGTCATACTGGATCATGTCATCCGTTTTCTCCACTGCCAGCACATTTTCAACACAATACTCATACGCTTCGCTATGCAGATAATAGAGATTTCCGTCCTTCGCACTCTGTTCGATATGCCGGAAACCCTCTGATTTTTTGTAGTAATATTGGGGTTGGTCTATGATTTTAAATCCAGCAGACTTCATCCCAATGAAGTATTCTCGGCAAAACTTTCGGTCGTGGCCTATCTGTCGTATCTTGAACCCTTTCCGCCGCATGTCCACAAACCAGTTGACCACATCGGCGTGATTGACGGTAGGGCTGTTGCACAATGTCAACCATCCATCATCGGACCAGCCGAATAGTGGGATATTGTCCTGATCTGCTTTGATATGGGCCGCCACTACGGGGAAAAAGGCGTGGGTGATGATGATGTCTACGTCCTTGTATCGGCCGAACAAAGCTGCCGCTGTCAGATCGTGCAGTTTGGATAGGTCGGCTCCGCCATACCAATCAATGGGCAACTTCGCAAGTTGCTCTATCGTCCATCCATATTGCCTGTCGCTTTTCCTGAACTCGTCTATATCAAAATAAGCTTTAAGCGCATTTGTATAGACATTCAGGCTCTTAGCAAAGAAGTCTTTTCGCTGCTGGGGGTCGTTTTGTGCTTGCAATGCATCGTTAAGGATTTCATTTGGCCGTATGGTAATACCATATCCGGGATTGGCCATCTCATGAATCTGCGGGTCTGTGAAATCTACGCTCCCGTCCTTCACTCCCTCCGGCGCACAACACATAAAGATGAAATACTGCTCGTCTTTTACGGTGCTATCCAGCACTTTCCGGCAATACTTGAGTCGCTGCCCCAAAAATGCCTGCTCGTTGTCTCCGGCCGTAGATATGCCGATCAGCAGCTTATTGGTATAGGCCTTCATCGCCTCCTTGAACAGATTGTATTGCTTTGGCTGCTTGAAGGCATGAATTTCATCACAAATTGCGCAGGAAGCATTAAGAGAATCTTGCGCGTCTGGGTTGGAAGCCAAGGCCCGGATAAAAAAAGAGCCGTCCTCCAATTCTGATTCCATGCTGTGCTCGTTATTGTTGTCTATGATTTTGACGGTCCCGCCGTCCTTTTGGTTCTCTCCCATGCGGTTGATGTTGTACTTCAAAAAATTGAAGCTCTCAAGCGACTGCATTAGGGCGGCGGACGCTATGTAGGTCTTACTCCCGCTCTTACGGTAAAGCAGGGACAGTGCCCACGCCAACGCGGCGGCTAGTCCGGTCTTCCCGTTTTTTCGTGGGATATAAATCAGAGCCTCATGGAAACGGACGATATCGGTCCCCTTGAGCTTAAATCCCACCAGATTGTAGATTATAAATTTTTGATATGGTTCCAGCAGGAACAGGGTGCCGCGCAATGGCGTCCCGTCTAGCTTCTCACCCTGCTGGTGGCAAAGAGTTTTTTCAATAATCCCAATGCAAAACTCTGGGGCCTTCGGGTCCATCTGATAATCAGGGTTGTCCAAGTCCGCAAAAAAACGGTTTACCGTCTGTTTCAGCTCCTCACATGCAACTTTTCGTCCGTCCCGTATTGATTCGGCGTACTCCAGGACAGTGGGCCAGTTCTTAGCCTTCGATAGCTTGGAGGGCAGAGGCAAGTCCGCCAGCCTTCTCTTTCTTCGGGGCATCGCCCGTCATTTTTTTATAGCTACTCGGCGTCATCCCAAGTTCCCGCCAGTACGCCAAAGCGGACTTGTTAAGATCGTCCCATAGCACAAGCAATGGATTTTTTACGATGTTTGTTGCCCCTCCCTTATTTGTGTACTCCTTCACCGGCTGGCATCCCTCCGCTTGATACTGCTCATAAACCGCATCCCTCTGCTCCAGGATATCAGCTAATGTTGATACCACAGATTCGTATGCCTTCTCCTTCTGTCCCAAAGAGGAAAGTTGACGAGCTAATAAAGTTTTCCATTGCTTTCCCGTCATTGCGATCCCCCTTTGTCAAAATTAGGTTTAGAGTTGGAAAGAGTTCCCTTCACCGTTCCCCTGGGTGTGCTTTCATCAATCACTGACCGGGGGGGATACCCCTGGTGCTCCGGGCAGTGCCGTCCTTCGTTGTAATGCCTTTCCCTCGTCCGTCAATCTGTTTGTGTTCCTGTCGTGTAACATATTGTGCATCTTCCGCGAGAGTGATACTAAGTTCCACGCACAGTACGCATACTCTGGATACTCGTCTGCTGGATATATGTGATGCACTAGGTCTGCTGGTACACGCTTGCCATATCGCTTAGATAGCTGGCACATATAGCCATCGCGGCGCATAACTCTTTGAGAGAGCTCGCGCCATCTTTTGCTTTTGTAGTCCATGTAGCAGCGCACCCCCCTCGCTTCGTCAAACTCCCACTCCCTTTGAGGGCCAATATATTAACCCCGTAGGGGTTATATATATGGCCCTAAAGGGAGTACACCATCGCCGCCTACTGTCGAGCGCTGGCTCGGATACGGCCAGCCGTCACAGCCTGTTAAGCGATACACCCGTGTGGGTTGTTAACCTAGAAACATGTTGATAAAAACCTGCTGTCCTTTCCCCGTCACCTTCGGAGTCTTGTTTACTGTAACGTGCCCATCTGCATGTGTAATGCTAGTTTCCTTGATTTCAAACAGGCCCAATTCCATTGAGCGCTGTGTGGGCATGTTGTAATCCGTGCCCTCTCTGCGGATCAGATATCCGTTGTTCCGCATCCAGTCAAAGAGACGGTTCTGCCCAGTGTCCACCCCATTCTGCTTGAGGAGCTTTGCCAGCTCTCCAACCAGTATGGATGTATTGGAGGCAGCCACGGAGTCCGCAAACAGCACCTTTGGCCGGTTGGCCTCTCTCTCCGCCTCCAAAACTTTTC